ACGCTCTTCCGATCTCTCCGGTTGCGATAGAACCCGTATCGCTTGCCGAAGCTAAATTGTTTACCCGGGCGAATGATGATGCGTATAAAGACTATATCACGACAACACAGTCTATTTTGCCGGGAGCATATACAAGCGCACAAACAGGGGTATCCGTTGATGTCTTAGGCTATACGGCAATCGCTACGCTCTCTGCCGGAACGTGTTCGGGAACTATAACGGCAAAAATTCAGGAATCGGACGATGGGACTACATGGAATGACTATGCTTCGTTTGCAGTTTCAACCGGGAATTCCACGGAAGAGCTTGCTTATGATGGCACGAAACAGTATATCCGGGTTTACGCAGCAGTAACGGGGACGTGTTCTTTTTCCGCGAGTGTTGTTGTAAATTCGGGAGATTCAACGGACGACGCTTTATTGTCTGCCTTAATCACGACGGCCCGCGAATATTGCGAGAATTTCACAAGACGGGCGCTTGCGACACAGACGATTGAGGCGTATTTACCAGCGTTTCCCGGCGAAGATCGCTTTGAACTTCCGCTTCCTCCGTTGCAATCCGTGACAAGCGTAAAATACAAAGATTCGGTCGGTACGGAAACCACAATGACGGTTGGAACGTATTATCTTGTCGACAATGAAAGCAATGTCGGAGGAATCGTATTGCCTTATGGCCACACATGGCCTAATTTCACAGAATACCCGGTAAACGCCGTTAAGGTGCGCTATACAGCCGGGTATAACAGTTTGAACCCGCTGCCAAAAGCCATAAAACAGGCTATGTGTCTGTTAATCGACTATTGGTACGATAACCGATCCGCTATAACGTCTGGAAGCGTATCAAGCGAAACAGAATTTGCCGTGAAAGCGTTGCTGAATATGTACCGTGCAAAGTGGTTTTAAGGGGATGGTTTAAACGCAGGCAGGTGATCTAAAACACAAAATTACAATTCAGCGTAATGTATCGGAAACAAGCGACGAAGATTATCGGAATCTATATACCGGAATTTACGCCGCAAAAAAAGGATTAACCGGGAGACTATACTATGCGGCAGCGGCGGCGCAGTCGGAAAACGAAGTCGTTTTTACCGTCCGATATGCAGCAAAGTATATCAGAACCGTAAAGGCGACGATGCACATTATCCTTGACGGTGACGCAGATCATCCGTATAAAATCACGCAGGAGCCGGTAGACGTTGACGATGCCCACCAGTGGATAGAGATTCACGGAACACGCATTTTGCAGAACGGAGGGTGACATGGGAGCGCTTACATTCACGGTACCTGAAGAACTGATGCAAAAGATCAGCAGCTTAAGCAACATAAGCGAAATATCACCAAAAATTATAGCGGCAGAACAGGACGTTGTGCTTCCGGAAGTAAAAAGACGGTTACAATCGTCAATTAAAAACAAGGAAGATTCAAAAGGCGATCTGTTAAAGTCAGTAAAGGCGTCAAAGCCGAGGATGAACAGCAAAGGGGAGTGGCGCGGCGATATTTATTTTGAAGGCTATGACGAAAAAGGCGTTCCTAATGATAGAAAGGCTATGTCAATGGAGTGGGGAACATCAAAACAGTTGGCAGCGCCTTTTTTACGCCCTGCAAAAGAATCCAAAGCGTCCGAAGCACAGGAAGCCGCGCAGAACATTTTTAACGAGGCGGTGAGCAAATGAACACAGGTCCGCTGATTGAATCGGCTCTTGATGGATTGACGTTTAACAGCAAGGCCGTCCATGTTTATCACGCATTTTATACTGGAACGGAAAAAGTTTATATCCGCTATTATATCTACCTTGATTCAAATGACTATTTTGCCGATGATACAGCAATCGGAGGAAACGTCTTTGACACGGTAGATATTTTTTGCAACAAATCAGATTATTCCTCACTGCGGGATGACGTGGAAGCACGATTAACCGCCGCAGGATTCACAATTGGCGACGCTGGGCCGGAATCGTATGAAACCGATTCGGGGCTATGGCATCTGCCGATTAACATTTCATACGAAAAATAAGGGAGGTTAATTCATGGCAAGTAAAGGGTGCAGATACCCGAAAGTTTGCCCGTATACCGTAACTGAAAACTCGGATGGCACGGAAACTGAAACATACGGCGTTGGGAAAGCGTTTGGCAAAGCTGCAAATTCCGACATGACGATCAACGCAGCGCCTGTTAATTATTATGCTAACGACGGTATCGCGGAATCTGTTTCAGAATTCACGGACGGCACGATAAAGCATGAGGCTGACACGTTAGTCGATTCGGTTGAAGCCGAGGCGCTCGGACACATAATCGACGAAAACGGCGTTATGATTTCAGGTTCGGACGATAGCCCGCCTTACGAAATCTACAGTGTTATTGTTCCGCAGAGAATCAACGGCGTAAACAAATATCTTGCAGTTGTGCTTACCCGTGTCCAGTGGGAACCGCAGTCCGGGTCTTACAAGTCGAAAGAAAAATCGACAACGCTTTCCGGCACTACCATTAATGGCACAATCATGAAAAACAAAGACAACACCTATATGAAGAAAAAGATGTTCGACACGGAAGCACAGGCGCTGGCATGGCAGGCTACAGAATGCCACATGCCATCTTCCCATGACACTCTGACTTGTACGCCTGTACCGGCTGACGCAGCTACGAACATTGCGATTACCGCAAACATTACCCTGACATTCAACAATCCTATTGACCACGGCAACGCTACTTTACAGAACGCCACAACTCACGCGATTATCGCGTCGACAAAGACATTCAACGGTGGAAAAACGGTGCTTACCATTGACCCGTCGGCAAGTCTTACGGCGAGCACAGCATATGTAATTACCGTTACCGGTATGACGGACGCTTACGGGCAGACGTTGGCAGACCAAGTATTTTCTTTCACTACAGCGGCTTAACGCGGCGGGGAGAAATCCCCGCTTTACTTTGAAAACTATAAAATTCATATAAACGGAGGAAAAATAAATGGAAAAAATCAAGCTCAACGATGGGAAAGAATATCCCATCTTTTTTGACTACAATGTTCTCTCCGACTTCCAAGAAAAGTACGGCGATGTCGCGGCCCTAACAGATAAAATGAAATGCTTGAAGGATCTGAAATGGATTGTATCATCGGTTATCAATGAAGCAATCCGCAAGAAAAACTATGAGAATGGTACTTCCGATCCCGAAATTTCTGAATTCTACGTTGGTATGTGGTTGCCCACATTTCCTCAGGAAACGGTTGACGCGATAATGAGGGCTTTTAAGGCGAGCATGGGTGACGAAAAAAACGTGAAAGCGGCGACTGCGGCGGCTGGGAAGATGAAACAGAGCTTGACGCGGGCAGCAACGACCGCAAAATAAACTTTGCGCGGCTCTCCCTGTACGGAAAAAGATTTTTACATTATTCGCAGAAAGAGCTTGGACTAACTCAGATGAAAGATCTTTTTGCGCAACTTGATGAATTTTTCGCCTGCTACAATCAAGCACAAGAGGAATAAGCGGCGAATTCTCTCCGCTTGCTTCTCTTGACGCAACACCAAAATATGGTATAATGTGGCAGGGGGAATGATTATGAAAAATAAAGCAATAAAAATTTGCATTGCGGCAATTATTGTTTCTGCGCTTTTAACGGCATTTGCGGGGTGCAAATATACCAGCAAAGAAGAAATGGAATCAAGCCGAGAAGAGAGCAGCGCACCCGTGAAACTTAGGCATTATAGTGTCAGATTATCAAGCGGACATTATATTTCAGGCATGGACATTCCGGCAGGGACTTATACGATTGAAGCCGTAAAAGGGAACGGGAATGTTTACAGTACAAACGTTTTTAAGGGCGGACTAAATGAAATAATGGGAACGGACAATGGCAGCACAAAAACATTTGACAACGCAGAACTCCCGGCCGGAGAAATATTATCCGTCTTGAATGTGACTGTAAAAATAGAATCAGATGCTGCGAACGTTTCCGGAATGAAAAAGCGCGACAATCCGGCTAAAGTGTCGAAAACACTTAAGCCAGGTAATTATACCGCAGGAACTGATTTCGACGCCGGAACCTATGATGTAAAGGCCGCAGAGGGTTCCGGTAATGTCTATTCCAGCAACACTGACAGAGGAATTAACGCAATTATGGGGACTAAAGCGGATGATGAATATATAAAAGAATTTAAAGGCGTTCTTTTAGAGAGTGGGACTGCGATTACGGTTACAGGCGTAACGGTACATTTGAACCCAAGCAAATAGCGGAGGACAAAATGAAAAGAAAAACGATTACCCAAAAAGAGTTTAAAAAATCAGGGTGGAAAAGTTGGTTTAGCGCTGTTGGAAATGCCTTTTTAATTATATTTATATTGGCAGCGATCGTTTTTATCATAACGTTTATTGCAAACCATTGAAGGGTGATACAAAATGAGTGCAAGAGAAGCAAAAAAAGAACGGATTAAAAAACTTGACCGTAAAATAAACCGCTATAATATAGCGCTGTGCATTTTAATCCCAATACTAATCTATTGCATTTTGATGGTGGCTTTATATTGGCGCAGCGGGGCAGGAAATACTTTCCCTTCCCCAACGCGAATCCCGGACGTAATCAATGGAATAACAGCGCAAAACATTTAAAAAGAAAAAATTGAGCATCCTCATTTGAGGGTGCTTTTCTTATACCTATTTTTAGGGAGGCGCGGTATGGCAGGCTCAAACACTATATCTCTAGGATTTAAAGTTACCGGCGAGGACGACATGAAGCGGGCACTTGCAGATATTAACAATTCGCTGAAAGTCAGCTCGTCCGAAATGGCACTTGCCACGGCGCAATACGGCAACAACGAAAAATCGGTTGATGCCCTAAACGCAAAAGATAAGGTGCTCATAAGCACGATTTCAGAACAGAACGAAAAGGTAAACGCGCTGAAAACCGCCATCCAGAACGCCGCCTCAGCGCATACCGCAGCAGGGCAACAGATTGACAGCTTAAAGACAAAACTCATTGAAGCAAAAGCAAAAATGGCTGAAATGGGAACATCTTCCGACACAACAAAAGCGCAGCTGAAAGAGCAGGCTCTTGCTGTGCAATCCCTTGAAAAAGAGCTAAGTCAAGCAGAAAAAGTCTATACAACAACCGGAAAAAGCGAAACCAATTATGAAACCCAGTTGAATAATGCCAAAGCAAGCGTTATCAAGATGAATCAGGAACTCGAAAACAATCAAAAGGCTCTGACGAAAGCGCAGACCGGGAATAGATCTGTTGCCGATTCCATCAACGGTCTTGCGAGTGCGGCGGGGATTAACGTGCCGCCCGCATTGCAGGGTATGGTGAATAAGCTTGACGGCGTAAACGCGAGCGCAGCGGCCCTTGTAGGGACATTGGCGGGGGTTGCCGTTGGGCTTGGGAAGCTAACGGAGAGTACTGCATCAGCGGCGGATGACATAACCACGCTGTCAAAAGTAACCGGAATGTCAACAGATACAATTCAAGAGCTAAACTATTCTGCCGGATTGCTTGATGTTTCTACAGAGACGATTTCAGGATCACTGTCTAAAATGATAAAGAACATGAATAGCTCGAAGAAAGAAACGAGCAGTCAGGCGAAAGCATTTAAAGAACTTGGCGTAAGTGTCGTTGATACGCACCATAATTTAAGGGACGCAAATGATATATTCCTGCGCACAATTGACCGGCTTGGCAAAGTTACAAACGAAACCGAACGCGACGCTCTTTCAATGACGATTTTCGGGAAATCGGCGAAAGAATTGAACCCACTGATTGAAGCAGGCAGCGGAAAACTAAAAGATTATGCAAAAGAAGCGCAAAATGTCGGCGCGGTTATGGACACCAAAACGCTTGAAAGTTTTAATGAGTTAAAAGATGCAAACGATAGGCTTACAGGGCAATGGACGGCAATCAAAATACAGTTGGCAGAGGTATTATTGCCTGTACTTACAAAGATTACCGAAGCAATCAATAAAATTCCAACATCAACATTGGTCGCAATAACCGAAGGTATTGCAGCAATCGCAATTATCGGCCTTGTGGTCAGTGCAATATCCCCGCTGATTATCCAAATGCAGTTAGTACAGACTACGGCAGCGGTATCCGCACTTGCGGCGGGAACGTCAGTAGCCGCAGGGGCAGGAATAGCAGGCGCAGGGCTTACGGCTCTTTTGCCTACAATCGGGCTTGTAGTGTTGGCAATCGGTGGGATTGCCGTTGTGGGGTATGAATTAGTCAACCATTGGGGCGAGATAACGGAAAGTATTTCCAACGGATGGAACGGCGTAAAAAATGCGTTTCAAAGTTTTGGAAATTGGTATGCAAACGGTTTTGTGTCAGAGTGGAACAGGGTTACAAACAGCCTGAAATCGGTATTTATGGCTGTAGCAAACGGAATAGCTACGGCAGCGGTAATTCCAATAAACGCGGTTATTGCAACGGTAAACGGGTTGATAAGCTTGATTGACACGGCAATATCAGCAATCGATCGGATAAAGGTTACTCTTCCCGGATTTATGGGCGGTGGAACGCTTGGATTTTCAATCCCTGAAATCGGTAAATTGGACTATATTTCCGTACCGAGATATGCAACAGGAACAAGCTATCATCCGGGAGGCAAAGCGCTTGTCGGCGAAAATGGACCGGAAGTCGTTGACCTACCGCAAGGGTCAAAAGTGTATCCGAATGGTGTGATTCCGACAGGCTCTTACGTGTTTACAGGCAACATTGTAATTGATGCTCACAATGTCAAAGAGTGGAACGACGTATTGAAATACGCTCAAAAATACGCCCAAACGATGGTACAGAAAGGGTGATAAGATGGCAACATACCAATTAAATATAACTCCTATATTAAAAATTGGGATGGAGAGTTCGAATCTGGACTGTAGCGATGACTATAATGGTCTTTGGGGGTTTGAAGAATATAATGGTATCAGATATGGAACATGTTTTAAGTTTAACAGTTATTTTACGCAATATTCAAAAAAAGTTTGCACACAAATCGCATTAAATGTTAATTGTAACCAAGGGTATATAGGAAGCGGCACATATAGCTTTGGCGGAAGCGTTTCATGGATTTACGACGGATTTAGCGCAGGCGTTACATGGGGCGATCAGCCATCACGCGGCGTAATTTTAACTACATTCAAATCTTATACGTTGTCTGATGTTTCTACTCGTCCATCGTTTAGGATAGAGCTTCCAATATACAAAAAGGGGTATTCCGGTAAATACGGAAGTATTGCGCCACGCAGCATATTTGAACAATTATCTGTTGGGTTTAATTTAGGGTGGGATGTGAATTCAAACGATTATCCAGCATACCCTTCACGCGGCCTTTATCATATTGAACCTGGATTTTTGTCGGCAGATTTAGTCTTTGAAGATTGGAACCCAACATTAACCGCGCGTTTCCCGCTTTCAAGCGCGTATGTCAGTCCATCTATCGCAAATAACTTTTCCGTATCTTTTGATGCTTTTAATTCGATTGATTATCCAACCGTTCAAACGATAACCTATGAAATTAAAGATACCGCAACAGGCACAGTAGTAGACCATACCGCCTCCGTATCGATCAATTTAAGGGATAGAAGTTACGTCGAATGGACTGTGCCTGCGAATACTCTAGCATCTGGAAAGGATTATCAATGGCGGGCAAAATTAACTACCGACGATGGAGAAACCGGATACTCGAATTGGGCAGATTTCACTACAAGAGACGCAACGCCGGGTATCCCGACCATCATCTATCCGCAGTCGAAATATCTGATTGGTTCTGACGCAATTACATTACAATGGCAACACAATGTAACGACCGGTTCCGCTCAACATGCTTTTGACCTCCAATACAAGCAGGCAGGAAGTTGGACGGACATTGCGGTACACACTTATTCGGCGGCGCAGTCTTATATTTTAGCGGCCAACTTTTTTGCGGCAGGGACAATGTATTGGAGAGTACGCACTTACAATACCGATGATGTTGTCGGAGATTGGGGAACATCTTCCGCAAATGTCGTTCAAGCAAAGCCGGTTACGCCTATTTTATACGGCATTACCGGAGCGCCGAGGATAACGGCATATTGGCAGTCTACAGGGCAGCAGGCATATCAATTTACTGTCAGCCAAAGCGCAACCACAATATGGGATTCAGGCGCGGTATACGGAGTGGCGAGGACTTGCGAAATAGACAGGTATCTTGATGATGGCAGCTACACCGTATGCCTTATGATCCAAAATGGGTTAGGCATTTGGAGCGATTGCGCATTGCAATCTGTTAATATATCAAACAATGCTCAGCCCGGTGATGATGTGCTTTCTGCAACGCCTGTTTCTGGAGGCATAAGGCTTGATATCTCATTGCCGGAGCCAACCGGAGCGGATTACGTCGGTGAAGTGTATGTCGGAGAACCGTATGTGGCACATCAGCCGTATAACGCGTCAGGGACGAGATACATTTTAAGGGACGGCGAACCGATAGCCAAGATTGCCGGAACAAGCTATACGGACTACACCGTATCGGGAAATCACGAATACAAAGTGAAAATTGTTTCGAGCGACGGAAATTATCACGATACCAATTCAGTGATAGCTTCGCCGCTGATTTCCTATGCCTGCATTGCTGAATTTTCGTCACCCGAAAGCGTATTGGTGCTGAAATTTAACGAGGGTAGCGCGCCAAAGCTCGAAAATTCTCTGTCAAAGGTTATTTCAACTCATTATTTTGCCGGAAGAACTTTGCCTTGTCACGACGTAACCGAGCATCATGATTCCACATGGAGTTTTACCTACACGCTTTTAAATTTGACCGACTACGATACGCTATATCAACTATTTTTGGCTGGTAAAACGGTAATTTTTCGCGATTACAGAGGGTACAAAGCAGTAGGGACACTTGCAAGCATCAAAAAATCTCCGAGCAAGGACGCAATCAATATCACGTTTACCGTTGAAGAAACCGACGCAAGTGAGGTGATAGACTACGACTGATTACTGCAATGGGTCGCGCCAATTAAGTTATCGGTGCGACGTTATGATTGGAGATATAAAATGTGGAGAGTTGCAATGCACAAGCCCGACCGTTTCAATGGCATCTGAAATCAGCTCAACCGAAGCAGCCATAAAGTACACATCTGCACTTGAAACGCCCGGGTATATTTGGCGGGGCGGGAAGCAAACAACGGAGCTTATGGACTGGGCAAAATATTACTATAAACTATGGCTGATTGAAAACGGAGATCCGCAGTCTTTGGGCGTGTACATTCCGCAATCAGTCGAAAAGGATACCGATGGCGCAACATTATACAAAATAACCGGATATGACAAATCCATTTTGGCAAAAAACGACTGCATCACGTCGCGTTTGTCTTTAGTTGCCGGTACAAAATATCTTGACCAAATTACAAGCCTGCTGATTTCCTGCGGGATCACAATGGTTATCGCAGATGACAGCACGGCTACATTGCAGACCACCCGCGACGATTGGGACATAGGCACTTCAAAATTAAAGATCATCAATCAGCTTTTATCAGAAATCTCTTTCCGCAGCGTTGAGATGGACAAAAACGGTGCGGCGGTGTTAAAGAGATACGAGGACGCAAGCGCGGGGAACATACAGCATACCTACAGGGAGGGGCAGGCAAGCATTGTAGAGAACGGCACGACGATAAACAGCAACCTTTTGGAGATCCCCAACATTTGGATCGCAACCGTTTCCAATCCCGATCTTGCTGCAGCGCTTACCTACAAATATGTCAATGATAATCCATTAAGCACAACATCAACCGTCTACACAGGTCAAAACAAGGTAAAGGTATTAAATTTTGACAACATTGCCACACAGGCAGACCTTGAAACCGCCGTAAAAAAGCAGGCGTTTTCCGATATGCAGAGAATCGAAACCGTTGTATTTAAGACTGCCGTTGTCGCAGATCACGGTGTAAACGATGTTGTTGTCCTTGAACTCCCGCAATTTAACGGAATCTTGACGGAAACCGCATGGGAGATTGACCTTGATACTATGACCATGAGCCATACCGGGAAAGAGTCGGTGAACTATGGATAATCCATTTTTGCCGCCAAAGGAAACCGGCCCAAAAGATTCCTCATGGAAAATCGCAACAATTGTTACTCCGGGAACCGGTCAGGCAACAGTAAGGTTTGACGGAGAAGATTCAGCAACAGACAAGTATTATAAATGCAGCGCAAGTTATACGCCCGTCGCTGGTGACCGTGTCTTAATGGCATGGTTCAGCGGATCGGGCGTAATTTTATGTAAATTTTAGGAGGTACAATATGGCTTTTACACCGAAAACATGGACAGCGAGACTTGTACAGTATCCGGGGCGCAGAAAGTTAACCCCAACGGGCGCTACCAACGAATACGATGTTGCGCGGTCAGAGGGAAGCATTACCGCAGCCGGTGACGTTATTTCCGCTGAAAACATGAACGACCTTGAAACCCGCATTTCGGATGAATTCCTTAACAAGCTCGATTCAAGCATCATTACAAGCGGAACATGGACACCGACACTTTATGGGACAGCAGCAGCAGGGGCACCGACTTATTCGGCGCAAAATGGGTCGTATGAAGCAATAGGCAAACACGTGCATCTGCGCTTCCAACTCGTTATCACCAGCAAAGGCGGGATGGCAGGTAATATGCGCATAGGGGGTTTACCATTTTCTGCAAACGCTCAACAGGCGGAGAATCTATTTTCTGCCTATCCGTTTACAGGGGCGTCTTCGGCAGTCACAAGCATTTTGGGTCACACCGATGTGTCGCAGAACTATATCACTCTTGGAAAACCAAGTGCAGGCGCATCTGTGGAACTAACCGCTGATGATATCACGGACAGCTTTTCAATCTGGATTGGCGGTCTGAACTATTGCAGAGGATAGGAGAAGTATGAACATTTTAACATTAACCAAAGATAGCGTATCCATACAATCAACGGAGTACGGCATGAGAGCCTATGTCAACAGCACTCGTGGCCGCACTCAACTGGAAGCAGAATGTTCAGCAGACATTGTGCAGGAAGTAGAAGCTGTGTGGGGTAGTACGCCGACCATAACAGAGCCTACATATCCTTCGCAACCAGCACAAACTCCGGATCAAGACGTTGTTAATGCTGAAATGATGATGCGTTTAGCAAAACTTGAAAAGGCGGTGACAACATGAATATGATTGTTTTTGATTGGTTTAAATACATCAAAAAATATTACGATGAAGGAATTTACACAAAAGATGATGTTAAAGTTTTTGTAGCGCAAGGCTACATCACGGCAGACCAGTACAAGCAAATTACCGGTGACGATTATGTCGCATAAAAACAAAAAAGGGATGATTAAATGCCGCCGGAAATCATAGTAGGGCTGCTGTCATTGATCGGTACTCTCGCGGGCGCGTTTGCCGGTATTATGACCGCAAGCAGGCTGTCAAATTACCGGATAGCGCAGTTAGAAAAAAAGGTTGACAAACACAATCAGGTGATTGAACGAGTCTTTAAAATCGAGGGCAGACTTGATACCGTTGACGAGAAAATTGATGTTGCCAACCACAGGATTAAAGATTTGGAGGAATCGGCATGAAATCAGCTGAAAGCTTTGCAAAATTTGCGCAGCGGGCCGCGACGGCAGGCACAGGTTATGTTTACGGCGCACTGGGGCAAATCTGTACAACAGCCCTGCTTGACCAAAAGGCCCGGCAGTACCCGGACGATAATCTGGCGGGCGGCGCAATGCGGCGTGTGGGTGATAAGTGGATCGGTCACCGTGTTACGGATTGCATCGGGCTATTGAAATGGTATCTAATGACAGACAAGTTTGGGGACGACCCGCACTACATAGCAGCCTATGACCACGGCGCAAATCAGCACTACGCCGAAGCCCGCGAAAAAGGCCCGATGTCCACGCTATCGGAAATCCCCGGAATCTGCCTCCACATGGACGGCCATTTCGGCGTCTATATTGGCAATGGCTTGGCAATTGAGGCGCGTGGCACCTATTACGGCGTTGTAAAAACACGCGTCGCAAACCGCCCGTGGACAGCATGGTTCAAATCCATTTGGCTGGATTATTCTGCATCGGCACCATCCTACACCTGTGATACTTCCGGCACCGTGACAATCGCGCGCGGCACAGCTTATCAGGTCGAGATCACGGCGGCCGATACCCCGCAAGTTGTTGCCGGTACTACCGACATCGTGACCGTCCTACCGCGCAACAGCAGCGGGAACAAGTGGTATTACTACATCGTGCCGATTGGCAGGCCAGGGGGCAAAGTAGGGATCTACATTAACGGCGGCCCACGGCAGTTTATTGTGGAAATTAAATAATCCAAAAAAGAAAGAGGTAATATTTATGTGGCAGCAGATTATTAACGCAGTTGTCCCAGTCGCCGTGACGGCGCTTGTGGCGATACTTACGGTGGTTATCAAGTGTGTGGGGGACGCAGCAGTAGCCTATATTGCGCGTAAAAAGGACGCTCTTGTCGCTAAAATCGGGGCGGATACATACCAGCAGGATCTTGCTTTTGCAAAAGCAGCATGGGCCATAGTAGATGAGCATTTCCGCATTACTCCGGCGCTGGAAAAAACCTTCGAAGCAAAGCAGGCCGAATTTAAAGTACAGATTCAGAAAATGATCCCAGGCGTGACGGATGATGAAATTGAGCAGCTCCGGCAGGCAGTGGCGGGCGAAGTCAATAAAGGCAGGGCGGCTGTTGCTGCCGAAGCAGGCAACGCTGATGGAGATTTGACGGCGGGCGAAGCATCTAATACCACACAGGCATAATTAAAGCCCTCGGAGAAATCCGGGGGCTTATTTTTTTATAAGTAAAGCCCGCTGAAAGTTGATTCAACAGGCTATCAATCCCCGCAAGGGGCGGGATATGTGCTGAATATATAATATCACCTCTTTTTAAAAATGTAAAGGTCATTATTGCTTATCCGTCGTTTTCCGTATATCCGCAATAGCATTCTTCTGCTGGAGTTCCATCTTCTGGACTGTAAGCCGTAATTTTATCCGGCCATCCCATATCCTGCAATGTGATGTTGTGTTCTTTGGCAAACTGCCAAACGCACGTAGAAACATGCCATGTAAATTCATAACGCTGTTTTTCCTGCGGTGCCGAGTGCCACCAGTTTTCCACATAATAACCGGTTGCAGTTATTTCCCCATGCCCCCAATGTGGGGTATCAGGATTGAATTTGTTATTTTCATCGAGAAAGCGAGGTTCTATACAGATTTCCTTGCCCGCAACTTCCAGACACCGTTCCGGTGCTGCCATTGCCTGTTCAGGAGTTAGACGTGATCCTACTGACCAGCCATATTCCATCGCGTCATTCTCGGATTCGTTGCCGTGGGACATAACCGTCCATATAGCAACTACAGTCGTGCCAATGGGTAAATATTGCTGGTGAAAATCTTCCCCGATCGCTTCACGCTTTTCAGACTTGGCAATCGGAATAAGGGTAAATCCAGCGCATCCGCCACCGGTACAATAACTAAATACAGTGATTTTTTCGTCTGGAAAAGACGGATTATTAAATATCTTTCCCATTTTGATTTCTCCAATCATGGCATTTGGCGCGGGATAATCGCTTTCATTAGTCTCGCTGCATTCTTTTACAATGTAGCGGAGAATTTTTTCCCCATCAGTATCAGGCAATTTTCCGACGTAATCGGAAATGCTTTGGGAAATTGAAAAGCTCATGGCAAATATTTCATCCAGCGCCTCCCGAATACTGGGGAATCCCTTCCAAAATTCAATCCGTGTACCATACTCGCTACGAGGCATTATTGCGGATTTATCATAGGGTTTAAACAAATATCTCAGATTTGCTTCATCGTTCTTCATAATTTCCTCCTGCGCCCTGCCTGCCTTTCGGTCAGGCCTTACGGGACTATAATATAGTTTATCTACTGGGGACGTTGCCCGGCGCGGCGCTGTGATTTATTCTCTATCAATCTTTGCTATGATTGATTTTATTTCGTCATGAAAATCGTAATAAATTTGGCTGCCCTCGTTATTTAGCCCTTTTTCTTTTTCTTCTCTTTTAACTTCCTGTGCGTGGCAAAGAACCTTCATTGACTGGTTGCAAAGTGCTGACCGAACGATTTTCATTTCCTCATCTGTAAGCGTTAATGTATTTTTCATTCTTGACCGCCCCTCTCTTAATTTCTGTACTCATTATAGCATACCTACACAAGTATGCAATAGGCATACCTCACAAACTTACGTAAGTATATTTGTGAATCTTGCATACTTACGTAATGCTGCAATCTGTGGTATGCTTATGCAGGGTGATGTAATGAGCGGTAAAACATCAAATAAAAGCAAAGCAATATATAACGCAAAAGCATATGACCGAATCGAAATTGTTGTCCATAAGGGCCACAAGGCAGAGATAAAGGCCGCTGCTAAGTCGCAGGATAAGAGCTTAAACGCCTTTATAAATGACGCCATAGACGCAACTATGGAGCCATTAAGGAACGTGTGGGATAAGCCCGATATGGTTTTGAACTATAAAGGCAAAAACATGGAGTTTAAAGTAATAGACACAAAAAAATAAAGCCCATGCCGAAGCATGAGCTATTGCAATCTGGAATAATGCAACTATAATGGTATGTGCAAAGGGTCACGGACGGTTATCCTCCATTCTTAGGCAAAAGCTCTTAATTGCTTGGGGCATAATACCCCGAGAATGGAGGTGAAGGGCATGGATTTACTCTATGCAGCGATCTTCCTTGTTGCAGCAACGGGTTACATACTCGTGCTTGGCAAGGCAAAAAAATAACCGCCCCCGGTTCAAGGAAAGGCGGTTAGTCTGACTTTGGGCTGTCTACTTCGGTAGATGGCCCTTTGCTTTATCTTCATTGTATGCGTTGCTTTTGATGTTGTCAAGAGCCTGTGCAAATAAATTAGCTTATCATATAAATGTATTGTCAATAGGTTTACATCTTTTTTTCAAAAACATTTTTTACCGCCGGAGCAATCCCCGACTGGCCTGGTTATTCTGTAAATTGTAAGCAAATTGTAAGCAAACGCGCGTAATTATTGTGTTACGTTGTGATTCTGAAATGATACGATTTTGCAGGAAAGCACAAAAAATCCCCGCCAAACCTGAATTTTATCAGACTTAGCAGGGAAATGATGGAGCTGCTAATGCGATTCGAACGCATGACCTCGTCCTTACCAAGGACATACAGACCCGCATGAATACTGAGCAGAATGGATATTTGTATGCAGTTTGTAAGCATTACATTTTCTTGATTCCGTCTTTCAATTGTTGAATATTATCATGAATGTAAATGTCGGCGGTAGTCTCATAATGAGCATGACCGATCAACTTTTGCAGCACTTCCGGCTTGATGTCTGCCCGGACGGCAAGGCTGGCGAAGGTGTGCCGCGTGGAGTGCGGTGTCAGGCGGGCAAATTTGCTTGCCGGGTGATCCTTGTCAATTTTAGGTTGGAATTTAAGATCCCCGAGCACTCTATAGAATCCACGGTTCCGGTAATTGTTCGGGTTCATCTTATTCCCCTGAGAATTCACTATAAGGTACTTGTATTTTTTTTCGACCGCTGTCTCATACCATGCCCTGACAAACGGCATTATTTTTTCATTGATTGGCACGATACGGTTTTCCCCTGCCTCGGTTTTTTCGCCACCTATCATATACCCATCCTTAATATGCACATCGGCCGTCTCAACGCTCAACAGCTCGTCAATTCGGAATCCGGTATAGATTAATACTAAGATGATTCTAACATCGTTATCGGCCTTGTGCTCAAACAGAATAGCTATCTCTTTATCCGTGAATATTTCCTTTTCTTTCTTTTCCTGTTTTGGGAGGGAAAGAAACTGAGCATAATTCTTATTTATCAAGTCTTGCTGCATGGCGTATTTGCATAGTTGGCTGGCAAGATTCCGGATCTTTTCGCATGTGGCCCGTGACTTTTTATCTTTAACAGCTCTGTCAACAATTGTCTGTAGAATGTCTGTTTTAATATCGCGCATTTTCATAGATTTAATATCGGAAAAGTATGTCCATGCGGTTTTATATCCTTGCTCTCCCCATCCAGAAAGCTCTTTAAAATGAACTGTTTTCCAAGCTTCGTAAATGGTTTCAACGGTATCATTGTAGCGGTCTGATATTTCGCCGGTGGTTAGTTTGTTTGCCGCTATGGTGGCTTCCGTTTTTGTGGCATAGTAACCGCCATATTGGCGCTTCTTTCCGATTTTAGGCATAACTACCGCCCACGGATTTTCCCGGTGCCCTGGGAGCTTGTAGACACTTCCTGTATTGTTTGGGCGGCGCTGTGTCGATTCCTTCACCTGTTTGCGGCCGCAGAACCGGCAGTATACGGAATCATCTTCGATTTCCTTCTTACATTTTTTGCATTTCATGAAATATTCCCCATTATTTGGCTTGACAATTATGGTAAAAATTGGTACTATAATACAGAAAAGACCGCAACCTTAAAATTGCGGAATACATAGACGGAGGGATTATGATGGAAAAGTGTGAAATACCAACTGAACTTATCGAAATCTTAAAGCACGCAAACAACGAATCACTGAAATCAATCAGAGAAAAAGCTATTTCTCTGACTGATGCTCAAACTTGTAGCGAGCATATTCAATTAATTCCGTCTTATCCTTCTCTGAAAGCCCGATAAACAAATTTAATATTTCGTTGCTAAGCTCGTCGTGTTCAACGACGGGCTTATTTTTTTGCTCAATTCCGAGCAAATAATCAGCTGACACATTGAAAAGCCCAGCTATTTCCGGAATGTGGTCTTTATAGGTAGTCGTTTCGCCGCGTTCCCAGGAGCTCCATGCCGATTTGGTTAGGCCAAGAAAGGTTAGCAGCTGGATTTTACTCATTTTGTGTAATTTCAACTGTTCCTGTATTCTATTTAGTGTATCATCCATTGAAATCCACTACCTATTGTGTAAAATAAAGATTCTCCCGATATTCGGAAGAAATCTTTTTAGAATCTGTTGACACTACCGATATTCGGGAGTACTATGTTATCAGCAAATAAATTATTTGACAAAACAACGCTGAACCTTTAAAACATTGCATTTTAAAAGCGAGTGTATGTAAGCTTGTGCGACAACAAATATGATACATCTCAGCCTTTTATATGTCAATGCTTTATCAAAGAAAAGAGGTGGAATCTCCCTTTTGACCAAATCACAAACAAAGATTTGTGCAAGTTGGGAAGTAAAAACCGCACGGCGCGACCGTGCTCCGGGGCCGATACCGGAAAAAGTCTATCGGCAGGCACCCGGCGAGTTGGCCTGTATCCGGCCCGCTATCCAAAAGATCAGATAGAAGGGAGGCGAAAAGCTTGAAATTCGTTGATATGTTCTGCGGGATGGGAACGATTCGCATGGGTTTTGAAAAATCCGGACACGAATGCGTCTATTCCATCGAATGGGATAAACACAAGCGCGAGATTTACAAAGTGATTTTTGGAAAGGAGCCAGAAGCAAGTGATATTACCGCAGTACGAGCAAGTGACATTCCCCGGAGTGATTGCTGGTGTTTCGGAGCGCCGTGCCAAGATTTCAGCATTGCCGGATTACGCGCAGGACTTGACGGAGAGCGAAGCGGACTTGTTCGAGAAGTGTTTAGGCTTGTGCGGGAAAAAGAACCCGCAGATAGACCCGAATGGCTTCTCTACGAAAATGTTAAAGGTATGCTGTCAAGCAATAGCGGATGGGATTTTGCCGCGATTCAAGCTGAAATGGGGCAATGCGGGTACGATGTTGAATGGTGTTTACTCAATTCAAAAGATTTCGGAGTACCACAGAATCGGGAAAGAGTGTACACTCTCGGACATCTTAGAGCCAGAGGTTCCAGAAAAGTATTTCCTATCGGAGAAAGCAACAGCCTACCTGATTCGGAACGGATGGACCCCACAGCCTGCATTTCGGCGCTTACAGCAACAGATTACAAAGGGCCAAGCAGACAACGACCAAACTTAGTTATCCCCACTGTGCAACAGATTGGAAACGTAATGCCAACCGCAACCCGCGACAACCCGAATCAGGGTAGAGTTTACGACCCAACGGGATTAGCACCTTGCCTTAACAAGATTGAGGGTGGGGGCAGAGAACCGCTCATTACAGAACCGTGCGCTTGCCTCACACCTGACCGATTAGAAAAGCGGCAAAATGGCAGGCGGTTTAAAGAACCAGGTGAACCAATGTTTACGCTGACAAAGCAGGATATTCACGGGATACTATTCACGCAAAAGAAAATCACTCGTGAAACTGATACCGCAGGGACTTTGACAGCGCGCAACCCGTCTACAAGCCGAGGAAATTATACTCCGATAACCGGAATTACAAACGGTACCCGTATTCGCCGCCTAACCCCGCGTGAATGTATGCGCTTGCAAGGTGTACCGGATTACATAACCGATAAGCTGATAGCCGCAGGAATATCCGATACGCAGATGTACAGGGCATCGGGTGACGCGTGCAGCGTTCCAGTTATTTATGCTATTGCAGAAAGGCTAAAATGAGTACAAGAAAACTGCCAAACAACGAAACTTTAAGAAAACTTTATGTTGATGATTTACTTTCCACAACACAGATTGGAAAACTTTACAATGTATCGCACAAAAACGTTTCAGTGGCTTTGAAAAAAGCTGGGATAGAAACGCGGAAAGTATTTCACGGCTTGTCACATCCAAGTTGGAAAGGCGGCAGAATTGAAAAAGCTGGCTACATAGTTTTGTGGATGCCACAACACCATAGGGCTGATGCAAAGGGCTATGTAAAGGAACACATTATCGTTGCCGAGCAGAAAATAGGGCGCGAACTACGCGATAATGAAGTTGTCCACCATATCAACCGAAACAAGAAGGACAACAGACCAGAAAATCTTGCTGTTATGACCAGAAGCCAACATTCAAAATTGCACAATCCGAAAGGGCTCTGCAAGGTTTGTGGTGCGCCAGAGCAATCACATGGACTATGCCAGAAGCACTTAGCACGATTTAAAAAGTACGGCAACCCGCTTTTAAGCAAGCATGACAGATATTCCAACCCAACGGTGATGCCATGAAAACAGTCAATGTGATTTATGAAATAGCAAAAAGGTTATGAAAGGAATGATTCATACGAACGAGTTAAACAAAACTGAATCTAAAGTGATTTTTGATTCTGGGAATTATACTGGGATAGAAATTGGTGGGAAATTTTATGACCGGTTTGGCCTTCTCGCTCTTGCTACGTCGTGTAAGAGCAGTGAGGCCGCGTGGGGTTTCCTAAAGTTAGCATCAATAATGTTTCATCCACAGGACGATCATGTTTTTAATGCGCTTTATGAAGCGGTAACCACTCACCTTGCATATTGGGAAAATGCTGAAACCCTTGAATACAGTTTATATCCTCAATTTGAAAAGGCGGTTAACAATTTATTCGGCGAGAATGCCAAAATAATTAGGCCCAAAGAAGACCGGCACCATCGCCCGGACAGCTGGGTACAAATCGGGGAAACATTAATCCCGGTTGAAATGAAAAAAAGCGATTTTGACGGGAAAGCGCTCAAGCAATTGACCCGCTATATGAACTTTTATCAATGCAAAAATGGGGTAGCAGTGGGATCAAGGCTATCTGTGAAAATCCCAAAATCAATACGGTTTATAAACATTTCGGAGTTTGTTCCGAAGGGCGGCATTGTCCGCCGCTTCGCCGCAAAATATGCAAACGGAAAGAAGGTTTAAACAATTGGATTACAACATTAGAACCCGCCTTTTTGTTCTTGGCAAATCGCAAGTTGATTTGCTTTGCGCAATTAGGGCGGAAGGGATACCTGAACCTTACAAAGTCGTTACGGCGGTTGAACTTAGCCTCTTTATCAGGGGAAAAGAAAACCCGCCGAAATCAACTGTAATCCTTGCACTGTCTGACAAAATTATCAGCAGATGGGAGGTAGAAGCAAATGCCGCAAGTTAGTGAACAGGGAAAAGAAATTCGCTCAGCAATCAAGGGCGGCATGGCAAAGTACAACTGTCTTGAGCAAGAGCTTGCTGATACTATCGGAATATCCCGTATGACGCTCTCCAGACGGATGAACAGGCCGGATACATTCACTATCAAGGAACTTGAAAAAGCCGCTGATAAGCTGCATAACACCGTCTGTGGAATCCTTATCGGGCGAGTTAAATAATCCAGGACGTTCAAAGGGCAGCCAAAATTTTATAAATGAGGTGTCTTTTATGAACAGCGAAATCATGATGGCCAATATTGAATCTATCGCGGCGCAGGCCGAATATGCAACGCTGATGAACGGGAACCGGCAGGGCAACCCAAAGGAAAATACCCGCGCGGAAGAAGCGCTGGAAGAACTCGCAGCGTATGAGCGCGCACACGGAAACAAGCATCTGCTGAAAATCTACAGTGACGCGCTTGCCGAATTGCGGAGAGGCAGAAAAACTGTCGGAAAGAAGGGATAAAAATGAGCGAACTTGAAAGAACGCAAGCTGCGTTAAAGGCTGCTTGCAAAGACATTATAAAACGCCGTGCGTCGGAGTTTGGAACAACATACGATCCGGCGCAGACGGAAAAGCTATACGAAGTCTATTTGAAGGAAGTTGGAAAAGATGACGGGTGAACTGAAACCGTGCCCGTTCTGCGGGGGAAAAGCAAAACTGGATACGATGGGATTGATGTGCCAGAACTATGTTGTTTATTGTACAAAATGCCATGCAGAAGCTGAAAGCGCAGGATCTACAGCAAAAGCGATTGAGCTATGGAACCGCCGCACCGCCCCGGGAAACAAGCCGCTGGAGTTGGAACATGTTGATTGTAAAATGTGCCAGTTTCTTGAAAGAAATGCAGACGAAGAACCGTGTCGGTACTGCAAAGGCGCGTATCAAAGCAAATACGTCCGCAAGCCGGAAGGAAGCGAAAACCATGAAAAAGATTAGAAACCTATTTGCCGTATCTGCTTGCTTGTCAGCCCCAATGCTGATAGTCGCAGTTGGAACTAACAATTTATTTTTCGCAGTCTGCTCCATCGTTTTTATGACAATATCGGCTGTCGGCTGCGTAGAAAGCGAGGCATAAAAATGTGTGACCCGTGCGCGAGATGCAACTGTCCAATGGTGCGCAGCGTATGTCAAGGTACACCGTGGAAACCCGGAATGTGCCATCTTGCACCATATCATTGGAAATCCGTATCCGACCATGAAATGAGCGGATATGCTCACGAGAATTTAAGCCGCAGGCTACATACAGAATCAAGAATTTGTAACCGTCATAGGGGGTGGTGAAATGTGCAATCATGATTGCTTCCATTGTACATACGAAGATTGCATATGCAATGACACAAAAGTTGGGCCGGAATGCGCTGATATTGAGGGCGCTATTCACTTATGGGACGTTGAATCTCGTGCGCACCAAATAATTTATATGCGCTCATGCGGTTACAACGTTAATGACATAATGTGTGCGCTTGACATAACGCCGCGCGACTACCGATGCGCCTGGGAGGCAGCAAATAGAAAAGGCCGTTCCCGACTGCAATCGGAAAACGGCGCAAATAAAAATACGTTAACTGCATGATAGCAGAGAAAAGAGGCTTTGTCAAATGAAGATTGAAGATAATCCGGCATTTAGCAATTCAAATGAAGCGCTTCCCCGCATGTGCTCCGTCATCGGAGGAGAGAAGACACCACTGAAAATAGGGGAAAGATTTGAGTTTAGAGGGGGAAAATATTTTGTGGGCAGAGATGGAGAAATTGAATGTGCTAATAGCATATTTTCTATTTCCATCACTGTAGCATTCGAAATAATAAACCACCCGGAAGAGATCATCCGCCCGCAGTTTTCAGACGATGAAAAGGCACTTTTCCGTCTGTGCGTAGCGGTCGGCAGGCCCATTTTTGCCCCATCGTTGCGAGAAAAAAATAGAATCGTAGTGTGGGATAAGGAAGAAATAAATGGCACCAATCTTATTCCTGGTATTCTTACGCAGATTAAAGAAAAATTTGACGCTGCCGCCTATTTGGAAAGCGAGGAATCTCATGACTGAAATCATTGCAAAGATCCGTGAAAAAATAGCCGAAGAGCAGCGGCGAGAAAGCGCAATGGTGAAAGAAAAAGAGGCCATTGTTCCGCCGCTTTGCAAGGCAAAATTTGTTGATGTAGACATTATCCATCTTGTTTCTGACGGATACGATACGAAACTTTTTAAGCTGCGGACCGACATTGCTGGAATGCAAAACCACATTGTCGAGTTGGAGGAAGACGATGGCTAAAGGTTATATTGGGATAGGCGTTGAGCGCGGAAAGTACGTTGAAAAATCAGATGGATATGAATACGCGCTGAAAGCATGTGGCATAAAGCAAAATGGCCCTGTGAACAAAGAATTTTCTGAAATGCTGGAAGAATGGTTTTTCAGCGGAAATTGGATTGAATGTGAAACGGAGGAATAATTGTGAGCGTTAGCAATGGATCGGTAAATTATTATACAAAAGGCATAGCTACCGTTACAGTTAATTTTCCCGAGGACAAGACGGTTTGCCAATGGTGCCCATATTGCCGAAATGAGGACAGCCTCAAGCGCTGGAAGTGCCTTTTGACCGGTGAATATCTTGTATACCCATTTGTTAGTGTGGGCAATCAATGCCCAATAGTATTGGAGGAAAAAGCATGAACATATATGAGAAGATTCTTGCGATCATGCAGGACGTCAAATATCTTGAAAAGGACGATCACGTCAAGTTTAACAGCACTGATTATAAAGCCCTGTCCGAGGAAAAAGTTACTTCAATAATGCGTGAAGAGCTTATAAAAAATCAGTTGGTTGTTTTCCCAATTGCACAAGATTCAAACCGTGCCGGAAACATTACTCATGTTGATACAAAATATCGCATGGTAAACGTTGAAAAGCCGGATGAATTCATCGAAATAGTTTCATGCGGCGATGGCGCTGATTCGCAGGACAAAGGCTCAGGGAAAGCAATGACATATTCTTATAAATATATGTGGCTTCGCACGTTTGCGCTTCCATCTGGCGAAGATCCTGACAAGATTTCAAGTGATGAACTGGACGCTAAAGCAAAAAAGGAAGCGGAGAAAAAGGCAAAAGAAGAAGCAGCAAAGCCGCTTATCTGCCCTGAATGCGGCAAGCCAATCACAAAAGGCGTGAAATATAAAGGGCAGGCTTTCACGCCGGAACAGTTGTTAAAGACGTTTGGACGCTGCGCCGATTGCTTGCGGAAACAGATCGAAACCGAAAAGGTCGCAAAATGATTCTCCAGTTTGACCGCGCTAAATTACACCATGATGAAACCGGCCATTGGCTTTCGATCCATCTTCTTGACGTGATGCAGGCCCGCCGGTTCATCAATTCCCTTAAGCCCAAAGTCTATGATGCAGACTTAAAAATTCACAGAGAGCGGCGCTCGCTTGATGCTAACTCATATTTGTGGATTATCGCGCAAAAGATTGCCGAAGCCGTCGGCGGCAAGACAAAAGAGGACGTTTACCGTGACGCCGTAATGCAGGCAGGAAAGTTTGATTTCATTCTTTGCAAGCCGGAAGCAGCTGAAACATTTGTCCATAATTGGCAGTCTCGCGGGATCGGATGGATTTCCGAAAAAACAGACATTACAACAGGCGAGTTTCGGCAGATCGTTTGCTATTACGGTTCATCGGTTTACGACACCAAAGAAATGAGCGTTCTCTTGGATTACGTCGTTGATGAAGCGCACGACCTTGACATTGAAACGCGAACGCCGGACGAGCTCGCAAAGATGGAGGCGCTATGGGAAGAAAAATAGAATTCTGCATCGTCCCGCCCGGCGAATTTTGGACGAACGAACGGCAGCCCGGCCTTGTACGCCATGAAATCTTTTTCGGCCCGTATCGCCAAAAGTCAATTAGGCTTGGATTAGTGGTTTTCCTCACGCCTGAAATGCACAACATGAGTAATTTAGCAGTACATAACCATCGAGGGAACGATCTTTTTTTGAAGCGCGTGGGGCAACGGGCGGCAATGGATTATTACGGATGGAGCACGGAAGAATTCATTTCTTGGTTTGGAAAAAATTACTTATAGACAAAGGAAGAATGAAGAATGAACGAATCAACAATTAATTGTTTTGTAAAAATTGGGAATGCCTTGCAAAAGGCATTTGATGAATGTGGGGTTGAATCAATTACGCCTCTTGGCAAAGATATGTTTATGGGATATAAAAACGGTGATTTCATTCTTTATCAATGCGACATAAAAACGAAGGAGAACAAGGAATAAAAGAATTTATTTGGCAGTTTGGAAAAAAATTATTTGTAACGCCGCTTTGCGGATGGAAGGATAGGCTATGGACGAAGATTACAACGGAGAAGATTTTGGGGGAGATTGCGCCGACAATGATTTTTATTCTAACCCAAACAACTTCGAACCGAAAGAAAGATTCGAAAAATCAAAGGAGGCAAAGCCATGCTAAATGTATGTTGCCTAATGGGTAGGCTCGTTAAAGATCCAGATCTACGGACTACGCCTAATGGCGTATCAGTAACCACCTTTACCATTGCTGTTGACCGCTCCTATGTCAAGGCCGGAACAGAGCGGCAGTGCCGGGAGAATGGATAATGCCAAAAGTAATGCAAATTCCTTCTGATTTTCGGCAATACATAGAAGAAAATTACCTTAAAAAGCATTGTAGCCTAAGAATGGTTGCAAACCATTTTAATGTTGACCATTCAACGGCTTCTCGATGGATGAAGTCTATCGGTATCACACCTTTTCCAAAAGAATCAATTGCAAAATATACTTGGAAAAATCATCAGCACCCCAACACAGGGAGAAAAGGCAAACTCAGTTATATGTACGGTCGGCATTTGAGCGACGCGACAAAAGAAAAAATACGTCAGAAAGAAATTGGGCCAAAAAATTATCATTGGTCTGGCGGAGTTAAAAAACATTCTGATGGATATATTTTAATTTATTTTCCAACGCATCCCGCAGCAGACAGGCAAGGCTTTGTTCTTGAACATCGTATAGTCATGGAAAACCACTTAGGGCGTTACCTCAGAAGTGATGAAATTGTACACCATATTAATCAAGACAAAACCGACAATCGCATTGAAAATCTTATGTTGCTTACCAGATCGCAACATGCTCGAATTCACCACATTTTGAAAGGGGAAAATCACTGTGCTTAATTCTGTAAATTTACAGGGTAGATTTACCGCAACGCCTGAGCTTAGAAAAACTCCTAATGGTATTTCGGTAACATCTTTCACGCTGGCAAACGACTTCGGATATGGCGAAAAAAAGAAAACTGCGTTCATTGATTGCACCGCATGGCGCGGTACGGCAGAACTGATTTGCAAGTGGTTTCAGAAGGGCAGCACGGTTATTGTACAAGGCAGCATCCAGACCCGCAGCTATACAGACAAGTCAGGCGCAAAGCGTAAGACCGTGGAGATTGTCGCTGATAACGTCCATTTTGCGGAGCCAAAACGCGATTCCAATACACAGCAAAGCAACAATAATCCATCTACAAGGCAGGAAGAAAAGCTGCCATATACAGGCGGCGATACCGGAGATTTCGAAGAGATACCGTCAGACGAAGATCTGCCATTCTAGCCATGAAAATAGGATTGATAGACGTTGACGGCCACAACTTCCCAAACATTGCATTGATGAAATTATCAGCTTGGCATAAATCTCATGGCGATAGCGTCGAGTGGTGGGACGGATTCGCGCATTACGACCGGCTTTATATGTCAAAGGTTTTCACAACTGAATACAGCCCGGACGCATTGGAGCCGTGCAATGCTGATGAAATCATAAAAGGCGGTACAGGATACAATCTGACGAACAAATTACCTGATTACATAGAGCACCAATACCCAGATTACAGCCTATACCCGCAATTTCATGAAGCCTATGGATTCTTAACGCGAGGATGCCCACGGCATTGCAAATTTTGCATTGTAGGCGACAAAGAGGGGCTTTGTTCCCACAAAGTAGCTGATTTGTCGGAGTTTTGGAGAGAGCAACTCGGAATAAAACTTCTTGACCCAAATCTGCTTGCCTGCTGCGAACACGAAGATTTGCTTCAGCAGCTTGCCAAAAGTGGCGCAGAAGTGGATTTTACGCAGGGGCTTGACATTCGGCTCATAACTGCCGACAATGTGGCGCTCCTAAATAAAGTCAAAACAAAAATGCTGCATTTTGCTTGGGATAACCCTGATCAGGATTTAACTCGATACTTTCAAAAATTTAATGGGCTGACCGCCTGTAAGGATGAACGGAAAAAACGCGTTTATGTTCTCATAAATTTCGGAAGTACACAGGAACAAGACCTTTACAGAATTTACACATTACAAGAATTAGGCTTTGACCCTTATGTGATGGTATTCAACAAAAGCGATGCACCGCGGCAAACAAAGCGGCTCCAAAGATGGTGCAACAATAAATTCGTTTATCGGAGTTGCAAGCGGTTTGAGGATTACAAGGGGTGATTTATTGACCATCATTGATTTTATCCCTACAGGCCAGTGCAACGCTATCAGCCGGAAGCAACTCTGTACAGCGGCAGGGCTGCCCGACCGGGTGATGCGGCATGAGATTGAAAAGGCGCGGCAGGATTACGCCATACTCAATATCGACGGTTCCGGCTATTTTCAGCCGACAGCAAATGAAACGTATCTCGTTGAGCGTTGGTTGAAGCAGGAGCGCAGCCGAGAAAAGCACGTCAGAGATTCTACGCGCGGCGCTGAGAAAGTGCTAATAGGCCGTAACCGTGAGCTTACCTATGTACACGCCTTTATGCGCAGGAAACGCCGTGGAGAGGACGAGAAGCCACAAGTGGAGGGACAAATCAGATTGTGAAATATGAAGAATTTTTGAAGTCAAAGCAAATTATTACCCAGCCGAGCGGGTTTGAACCGTATCCGATTAAAGACGGCCCGTTTGATTGGCAATGCGATATTATTCGCTGGTTGATTCGCAAGGGTAAGGCGGCAGCATTCGCAGACTGCGGGCTTGGCAAAACGATCATTCAGCTTGTTTGGGCGGACCAGGTTTCAAGGCATACCGGATTGCCTACATTGATTGTAGCCCCGCTGGCCGTCGCTAAGCAGACGCAAAGAGAGGGCGTAAAGTTTGGCTATTCCGTTACCGTTTGCCGCACACAGGGCGACGTACAGCCCGGAATCAATATCACAAACTATGAAATGCTGGAACATTTCAATGCGGCAAAATTCGGCGGAGTGGTGTTGGATGAAAGTTCAATTTTAAAATCTTACATGGGTAAAACCAAAATGGAGATTATCAACAAATTCAAAGATATGCCCTATAAGCTGGCTTGTACTGCAACACCGGCCCCAAACGATCATATGGAATTACTAAATCATGCCGAATTTTTAGACGTGATGAAATCAAGCGAGGCACTTTCAATTTGGTTCATCAATGACGGGAAGTCAAGCGGTACATATCGCCTTAAAAAGCATGCCGTAAAATCATTTTGGGAATGGGTTTCGACGTGGGCCGTGTGCATGAATAAGCCATCAGATATTGGCTATTCTGACGCCGGATATGACCTTCCACCGTTGAATGTGATAGATGAAACTGTCCCAATAAGTGTATTCGACCCAACTTTTCAGGACGGATTTATTCGCAACATCGAAGCATCGGCAACCGGATTTCATAAAGAAAAGCGGGTTACCGCTCCCGCAAGGGCAGAAAGAACAGCAGAAATCGTCAACAGCAGCAACGAACAATTTATGATTTGGTGCGAAACAAATTACGAAGCGGATCTTCTCAAAAAATTGTTGCCAGACGCCGAAGAAGTAAGAGGCAGCGACAGCAGCGATAAAAAAGAGAAAGCCGCAATGGACTTTATCGACGGTAAAACAAGACTTTTGATTTCCAAACCGTCAATATTTGGATTTGGCCTTAACTTTCAGAACTGCCATAACGCAGTGTTTTGCGGCATGGATTACAGCTACGAAAGCTATTATCAAGCGATTCGGAGGTTTTGGAGATTTGGGCAAAAGAATCCAGTAAACGCCTATATCGTGTTAGGAAGCACCGAAAAAGAGATTCTAAATACGATCCGGCGAAAGGAAATGCAACAGAACGAAATGCGCAAAAATATGTATGGAAGTTTGAAACAGATTCAATGCAATTCGATTCGAGGCGTGACGTTCAAGCTAACATTGAGCGCACCAAAAATTCATATTCCCGAATGGCTAAAGGAGGCTTAGTTTTGGAGTATCATGGTAAAAATTTTAGTATGTATCAAGGCGACTGTGTTCAAATAATTAAGCAGATACCAGACAATAGTATTCATTTTCCTATTTTCAGCCCACCATTCGCAAATTTATATATTTACAGTGATGATTTGGCAGATATGGGGAACTGCAAAAACATGGAAGAGTTTTTCAAGCAATTCGATTTTTTAATTCCTGAACTTTTGCGGGTAACAATACCTGGGCGCGTGTGCGCCGTACACTGCAAACAGTTGCCAAAGTACAAAAGCCGCGATGGGCGGTCCGGGCTGATTGACTTTCGCGGCGAAATAATTAGGCACTTTGAAGCGGCCGGCTGGCAGTATCATTCCGAAGTTTTAATTTGGACAGATCCCGTTCTTGAAATGCAAAAGACAAAGCCGCAGGGTCTTTTATATTGCCAGCTTCGCAAGGACGCAACACATAGCCGCATGGGAATGGCCGAATATCTTTTGATTTTCCGTAAGTGGGATAACGATACGGACGCGGAGCCGGTAACGCATGACAAGCAAAATTTTCCGCTTGAAAAATGGCAGAATTATGCTTCATGCGTCTGGATGGACGTACGGCGCACTAGCACGCTGAATGCCAAAATGGGGCGGGAAAGCGAGGATGAAAAGCATATCTGCCCGCTCCAACTTGACACAATTGAAAGAGCAATTGACATGTATTCTAATCCGGGCGACATTGTGCTTTCCCCATTTGCTGGAATTGGCAGTGAAATCTATCAAGCATTAAAAATGAAACGGCGCGGCGTCGGAATTGAGCTAAAAGAAAGCTATTACCATGAGTCCGTTGAAAATTGCAAAGAAGTTGAGTTTTTGCAAGATCAGCCGAGCTTCTTTTAGAAGGTGATAAATTGGAAGTAAAAGAGGTGGTGAAATGCTTGAAAGCGGATTTATTCGGATTTATCGTTCAATGCTTAAATGGGAATGGTATGACGATGCAAACACGATGCGGGTATTTATGCACTTGATTCTAACCGCAAATTGGGAGCCAAAAAAATGGCGCGGAAGCACAATCGAGCGAGGGCAACGGGTATATTCGCGCGCTTCAATTTCGCGTGAATTGAGGATGTCAGAGCGAAGCGTTCGTACTTCAATAAATCACTTAATTTCGACCGGGGAAGTGACCAACCAAGCAACGCCGCAATACAGCATCATTACTATAAAAAACTATGAATTGTATCAGCAAGCGACCAGCGAAACGACCAACGACCGACCAGCGGGGCAAAACGATGCTGAAACCCCGATGAACACCGGGGATGGCAGCGATAATTTCCAAAATCAACATAATAAAAATATCAAAAATTCGACCAGCGAAACGACCAGCGAAACGACCAGCGATAACCCGCATGAATACTTGGCAGATTCGGAATTAGGCGCAACCGATCGACCAACTAAACGACCAGCGACCGACCAGCCACCGACCAGCGACCGACCACAATTGAAGAAAGATAAGAAAGATAAGAATGATAATAAAGATACTCCAGCCGCTCCGCAACCTATAAAACACAAATACGGTGAATATAAAAATGTCTTGCTTTCGGATTCTGATATTGAAAAATTAAAAGCAAAATTCTCTGACTGGCAAGAGAGAATCGAAACGCTTTCAAAAGGCATTGAGCTTAAAGGGTACAAATACAAAAATCATTATCTTGCAATTCTGGAATGGGCGGAAAGAGATGCACCAAAAAAACCGGAACGAAACCTAACCTTTGATATTGAAGAATATGAGCGAGAAAGTATGAACGACACGAAAGGAGAACCTTAATGAACGATATTCAAAAGGCAATTGACTGGTTTAAAATGCGTAAATCAGGCGGGACAATGCCGGGCGTAGGAAAAATGTACGATACGGCTATTTCCACCCTGCAAGATCAGGCCGAGCGCGAAAAAGGCTGTACGTTATGCAGGGGCGGAGCGTTTGATAATCCAAAGAATGCATTCCCGATGCTGCGCGGTTACTGTTTGCACGACGGAATAGAACTGAATTTCTGCCCTATCTGCGGGCGCGATTTAAGAAAGCCGGTGAAGAAATGAGCGAGATACTTCATTGGGAATGGAGAACAACTCGAAAACCACACCGTTGTTTTGGCTGCGGAAAGGTTTATCCAGTTGGTTCAAAAATGATAGATGCTGCTTATACAGACGGTGGGCGCGCAGATGGTTGCCACTGGTGCGATACGTGCGTTGAATATATGCGCCGATATTTTGAATCTGGTGACGAAACAGGCTACGGAGAAATTTATGATGGCGACCCGGAAAGATGGAACGCTTTGAAATCAGAATTGGAGAGTAAGAAGCCGGTGAACCCGAATGAGTGAATTGAAACCATGCCGCTGCGGCGGTACTGCAAAGTTGTGGACTTCCCCAACAGGAGATTTTATCAGATGCGATATTTGCGGACTCACAATATCTTATCTTGATGGGTTTGACGATGCCCTATTAATCGAAGAATGGAACCGCCGCGCAGAGCCGGAAAACAATCCGCTGACGCTGGAAGAAATGCGGCAGATGGACGGGGAGCCAGTGTACACAACAGCCATTGGGCCGGGTTGCTTTACTGGATGGGAAATTGCCGCGGGATTTGGCATAGGGCCTGGTGGTGAAAAAACTATAAGATTGTGCAATACCGCAGATGGCCTATATGATACAGACGAAGATTTATATGGCAAAACTTGGCTTGCCTATCGTCAGAATCCGGTGAGCAAATGAGCGCTGTATACATACCTGACTTCCGGCAAAACAAGCGGAACCCACATAGCAAGTATAATTCCACCCGCACGGAGTATAACGGCCTTACATTCGATTCTAAAGCAGAAGCGTTAAGACATTCACAACTATGCTTGATGCTTCGAACCGGGCAGATCAAGAGCTTTTCGCGGCAACCGTCGTTCATTATTTCGGAAGCAGGCGGAAAAGCGGTCCGCTATAGACCGGATTTCATCGTTTGGGACGGTTCCAATGTGTGGGTTGAAGATGTCAAAGGATTTGCAACTGCAGCATTCAAGGCAAAATCGGTGATGTTCCGGGAGAAATACCCCTATCTGGAATTGAGAATTATCAAGTGAAGTATACCGAAATCTATTATCACTGCCGCCGCGAGTATGTATCCTGTGAAATCCGTACTTGCCCGGTAAAGCAGAAACCCGTTTGCCGTTACTGCTGCATGAAGTGTGGGAAGCATACGGAAGTTGACAACGGAATCGGGTGCGAGTTATTGGAGAGAAGAAATGAGTGATTTAGAGCAAACGGCAATTAAGCGTTTACAGTACGCCTCCGAAATCTCAGCCCAATATTATAATGCTCCGCTGATTGTCACATATTCCGGCGGTAAAGATTCGGAAGTGCTTCTGGAACTTGCGCGGAGGGCTGAAATTGATTTTGAGGCTCAGCACAACCACACTACGGCAGATGCACCGGAAACCGTGCGACACGTCCGCGAAACATTCCGTCGGTTGGAACTGGGAGGAATACCATGCAAAGTAAATTTACCACGATATAAAGGCCAAACAGCAAGCATTTGGGGACTGATTCCATCTTTTGGGCCGCCTACAAGAATATTCCGATGGTGCTGTAAGATTTTTAAGGAAACTGGCGGGAAAAACCGTTGCGTGACTACTGGGGTTCGATGGGACGAAAGTACCGGTAGAAAAGCAAATCGTGGGGCACTTGAAGCCGGAAGAGACAATCTATTTTTTGATGATAATGACGAATCGCGCAAAGATTTCGAAGCGTGCCCAATCAAAGGCACCACAACAATAAATCCAATAATTGAGTGGAAAAATTCAGACGTTTGGAGTTTCGCAAGGTCTGAACATTTGTGCATGAATCCGCTTTACAAATGTGGATTTTCTCGCGTGGGGTGTGTGGGCTGTCCAATGGCGCAGAAACATCGTTACGATGAATTCCGCAGATACCCGAAATATGAGTTGAATTATCGCCTCGCGTTCGGAAGAATGATTGAAAGGAGAAAAGCCCTGGGAAAAACAACGCAATGGGAAACCGCAGATGAAGTTTTTGATTGGTGGATGGAAGACAAAAATCTTGACGGGCAGATTGAATTTGAGGGCGTGAAATGAAAAGTAAGCAGCGTCATTCTGGCGGTTCATACCGTCGCATGAAAACGATGAAGTTAATGTACGTTAAGCTGAGGAAAGACCGGAAGAAAGCGAGGAAAAAGCATGACAAAGATAAACGCTAATTTGTACGGCGGCAAATCATTGTTTGGCGGGAAAGAATCTCCGCTTGAAGCAGATGAAATATTTTGCGACAGAGCAGACAAATGCTCCTTTTACGCCGATGGTAAATGTCTCAGATGCAGAAGCTTTTTAGCGCCAAGGTGCAAATTTGGTAGCAATTCCGTTACAAGGGGATACACGAGCAGAGCCGCAAAATATTATGACTTTAAGCAGAAATATCAAAAGGACGAACTTTACAATAAGCTTCATTATCCATCAGAACTTGCGGCTGTAATTGATGATGTTTTATACATGAATCTTAAATTTACGCTTGTGCGGAAGCGGACAGAAAAAGATGAGGCATGGAGAAAAGACGTAAACGGGTATCTGATAAGTGAAACAGGATTTTGCAGCGGGGACATATTTCTTCCAATATCTGATGCCACGAATGAACTTCTGTACGCAATATTTTCCTATAAGCCATGCGCAATGATGGGTGGCGTGATTCAAGACTACCAGTCAAAAGTAGTGCCGGACGTTTTAATGTCTCTGAAAAAGTGTGCTCCTAAAATCTACACGAATTTTATTTCAGAATATCCGCAGTACGATTTGGAACCGAACTATGTAGGAAAATACGCCTACATAAAAACAATGGTGGATGGTTCTGTTTTGACAGACTGCCACGGGAACAATTTCACGCTCAAAGGTGGAAAACTTATCGGAGAAAAAATCAAACTCGGCTTTACCCCGTTTGACGGAGTAATGGATTGCACCGTCGAAGTTGCAGATTCAAAGACTTATGAAGTCAATAACAATTCTCAATGTAATGAAAACACAAAATTTAAATAATAGGAAGTGAGGGGAAAGCATGATTAAGTTTACAGAAAAATCTCCAACAGGGAAAAACTGTATTCCGCTCAAAAACGCGGCGCAGGGAATAGACCTTCCCAAATGGAGCATTCATGAAACAACTTTTCTTGAAAGCAGGCTGGAAGGTGATGCAGCCGACCAACTCGCAGCCTATGAATCAACCGGCCTTGAACCCGATGAAATCCCGCAGTGGATTCCGGTAAGCGAGAGATTGCCGGAAAAGTGGCACAATGAAAACTGTGAGCCGATTGAATTTAACGTTATGCTTCCCGGTGCAAAAGAAGCAACCACGCTTTGTTTTAACGGATCGCAGTGGTTTGAATACGACTGGAAAAACATGAAAAGAAAAGCTGGATATTATACTGTCACTCACTGGCAGCCGCTTCCCCAGCCGCCGAAAGGAGAAAAGCAATGAGCATTGAAGAAATCAAGGCAAGAGAGCAGGCGGCAACGCCAGGGCCGTGGGAAGACGCTGTTACCGATGTTTGGCTTGGCGATAGGCACATTGCGGAAGTTTATGCTGGGCTTGACGCTGACTTTATCGCCCACGCCCGCACTGATATTCCGGAACTGATTGCCGAAGTGGAATGGCTGACGGCAGAGAACGCCACTTTGAAAGCCGCAAAGGACGAAATCAATCGGTATAATATCGATTGCACAAATCAGTGTGACAAGTTGCTCATTGAAAACGCCACGCTGAAAAAAGCGCTGGAAGCCGAGAAAAAAGATTGTTGCGAACTGTGCAAAAACATTGCTGTCGGTCATGGAGTAGATACATTTTGCAGCCATTGCCCAAAGCAGCACGGCGTTCAGCAGGCCCAGCAGACGCACGAAACGCAGGAGGCGGAGAAATGAAATGGGAAGATGTACCGGAATCATGGAAAGACAGATGCAGCGGTGATGGATATAAACACTATATCGACGGAAACGGAATTCGCAGATATAAAGACAACGATGAGCCAATAGATGAAGAATATCGTCCGTGTGCAAAATGTGGGCATTACCCGATTAATGATGGTGAGGATTATTGCTTTCATCACCTTGGCAAAGTTATCAACGCATGTTGTGGGCATGGCACGCAAAAGGGATATATCCAATTTGACAATGGTATTACCATCCGTGGATATTTTGAAATTGAAAACAGTAATAAGGAGGCCAACCATGAATGATAATCTTGTAACCATCGAACAGACACAGGAACTTTATGAATTTTTGCAGGGACAAATTCCAGACAATGACGCGCAGAAAATCACTTTTGAGGAACCTCCTAAACTTAGTAAGGAAACCGCAACTGATATTATTTATTATTTACAAGAAGTAATGCACATTATTCCGGACACATATGAAAGCTGTAAAAAATGCGGAGACTTCTTTGATTCGGATAATGACGGTTGTTTGGCTGGCTTTTGTGATTGTTGTGGGTGCCAACATCACGAATTTGTAGACAAAGACGAGGGCTGTATAGAATGCGAGGAGGCTATTTATGGAAGCGCAACGGATTGCGGCGCTCTGATGGACGGAAAGGATGATAGTCATGAGACTGATTGACGCGGACGAACTTCTTGTAACTGAATCAAGTGATGGATTGCTAAATGCGAACCTGTGCGGCTTGAATGATTTTGTGGATATTATACATGATGCTCCGACCGTTGACGCTGTTCCGGTGGTGAGGTGCGGAGATTGCAAAAAAAGGAATACAATCCGCTGCCCACTTGGGGATTGGACATTACCACATGATGATGATTTTTGCAACTATGGCAGCAAAAAAGACGTGATAATGAGTGACTTATAAAAAAGCCTGTATGGAATATTGCAGCTACGGCGAGAGAAAGGACGGTAAAGAAAGATGACACTTTACATTTCAATTCTGCTTGGGCTGATTTTTGTCGTGCTAATAAAAATTGATTGTGATACGAGAGGGAGCGGTGAAAAGTGAGCGAAGTTTTGCGGTGGGATATTGTAAAAAATCGTAAGCCCCATAAGTGTAGACTTTGCGGGAGAACTATTCCAGCCGGTAAACAAATGATTGTAGGGGCTTGGGCTGACGGTGGAACAGTATTTAGTGAAAGATTTTGCCAAGTGTGTGAAGAATATTGGCGCAGTGAATTACACAGCGAAGAAATTTCTTTCGACGATACAATTTACGGCAGCGATTTTGAAGCATGGGACGCTATACGAAAAAGAATGGAGGCAGATTCTTATGCCTGATATAATCCAGCGCCTGCGCGACGCATGTACGGAAGGAAACTATGCACGGATTATCCGGAAGCTGTTGCCAGAGCTGTTTCAGGCGGCAGACGAAGGGAAAATCATTGAACTGCCATATCGTCTGCCAACAGAAGAAGAAATTGATGCTGTGCCAAAATACGATCTTGAAGCCTTGCGTAAGCGCCTGAAAAGATTGGAAGAACGCGAAGCTGCCGAAGCGGCATTGAAAAAGGAGGATGAACCATGAAAGTCTGGATCACAAAATACGCGCTGACCTCTGGGATTATCGAAGCCAACGCAGAACAATCTGAAAACGCTGCCGATTGCTTAGTGCTCAATTATGATAGAAACGGGAAAAGCACAATCGAAACCGTTTTGATTTCAGATTGTTGCGTTACCCGCACAGAAGCCGTAACCCTCGCCGAGCAGATGCGCCAGAAAAAGCTTGCTTCGCTTGAAAAACAGCTTGAACGGCTGAAAAAGCTGAAATTTGAGTAGGAGGTAAAAGATGGACGATAAAGAGCTTGCACAGTTTGACTATTTTGTATCATACGCTTATCAAGAAACAAAAGGGAACTCCGGAGTTAGCAGAACGCATGTGTTAAGGAAAAAGAAAATGCAGGGCATTAACGACATTATCGGCATTGAGCATGAAATAGAAAAGAATGCTGGGATGAAAAGTGTTGTTGTATTGTCTTGGAAGCAGTTTGAAAAGGAGGGCATATGAATAACACAAAAATTGAATGGTGTACCCGGACGCTAAATCCAGTTATCGGCTGTACCTATGGTTGTCCGTTCTGTTACGCGAGGCGCATAAATAACCGGTTCCATTATGTCCCAGATTTTTTAAAGCCGCAATTCTTCCCGGAACGCTTGAAACAGCTATCGGAGAAGAAACCGCAGCGCATTTTCATGGACAGCATGAGCGACATTGCCGACTGGAAAAAAGAATGGGTATCACAGACGGCAGATGCAATTTACCATAATCCGCAACACAAATATCTGTTCTTGACGAAGCGCCCACAAATGCATACTTTCATTTCCGGCGTATGGAATGGCGTGTCGATCACAAGGCAGGAAGAAGTAAAGCGGTATAATTTCCTCCCGCATACGTTTGAAAGCTGTTTTGCCAGTATTGAGCCAATACTCGGACCGATTGACTTATCCACACTTTCCGATATGCCAGAATGGGTGATAATCGGTGCGGAAACCGGGAACCGAAAAGAAAAGGTTATCCCAAAACGCGAATGGATTGATGCTATTGTCAAAGAATGTGACGCCGCGCATATCCCCGTTTTTATGAAAAACTCATTGTTGCCGATCACGGGAGAGGAAAATATGCGCCGCGAATTCCCAAACGAATTAAAACTGGAATGGGAGGATATATGACAAGTCAAGACGTAATTAAACGCTCCGATGCTCTTAAGCGGTGCGAGGGGATACGAGCAGAGATCGCGCAGCTTGAAAAGGAAATCAGGGAATACGATTCAAAGCCGTGGGATTTCGGCACTGATAGCGTCGTGGGATCAAGCAAATGCGAACCGTATCAAAAGCATTCCATCACAATTTCAGGCGTATATCAGCACCCACAGTACGCGCATGAAATCGAATCGCGGCGCAACAAAATCATGAAATTCAAGATTCAGCTTGCAAAGCAGCAGAATGATGCAGAGGATTTACTTGAAACCATTTCAAACCCAATTGATAGGGTAATTCTGCGAGGATACTACATAGAAGGAAAGCAGTGGAAGGACGTCGAGGCTGAATTGACCAAGAATTCAGGGCGGGACTATACCGAGGAAGCGGTAAAAAAACGGGCGCAAAGAATTTTCAAAAAACTTTGAAAATGTCCCACATGTCCCATGTCAATATGCTACACTAAGTATAATCAAAAGTATATCAATACAAGATATGCTAAAAATTGCTTACAAGTTTTTCCTCTCTCAGCTCCGCCTGAAACGACGGAGCATACATGGGGCCGAAAGGTTTCGACAGGGTATCAAAGGCATAGAGCACACACGAGCGGTTCACGATAAGAACCAAAAAAGCAAATAAAAGACAAAACTTATATTTCCGAGAGGGCCGCTGCTTAATTACGGCCCATCCAAAACAGCAGAGTATGGCTAACATCTGCTTGAGGTTAAAGAACTGCCATTATGTTTCTCGGCTTTCTAAACCGGGTGGTGGAGAACGAAACTTTTGCATTTCCAAAGCCGCCATTGCTTGGTATGGCTATTGTGTAAGAACGCTTTATGAAGTTGATAGTCTGGACACGGGTTCAATTCCCGTCGGCTCCACCAACGGTTACCGGCTTTCCCAAATGGCGTTAAGCCATAAAACCGGAACATAACGCCGCGCGAGTGTTTCGCAGCGGCAGACCGCGCCGAACCAACACGACGCAGGATCACATAAATCCCCTGAAAGCAGTGCACTTGATTTCTTGGGTTGACAGTCTACCAAATAGGTAGTCCGCAGGGTTGATCGCCTGCGGTAGGATTTGAAATGCGGCGGCTGCTTTTTAGCCCCGCCGCGTATCCGCCAGTTGATAGCGCATGAGTTTGATACTGGCACCAACCTACTTCTTGCAGTAGGAACAAGGCACTATATGGCGCAACAACCTGATTGTGCAAGCAAGTAACCGCGAAATCCGGAGCGCCAATCCGCGGTGTCGGCGTAAAGATGGATAGTAACGGCCAACATGCCAGCAAGCACGGCAATAGCCGTAGGCTTATCGGGGCAGAACCGAAGCTGACACAAGGATAGCGGTACTACTTTACGGAGTAGCAAGCGGATGAAAGCCCTACCGTACAGCCGGAGAAAGACCGGCAACATGGGGCGTGGCTGGGCCTACTGTGAGCGTTAGGCTCGCATGAAACTCTGGTTCAAATCCGGAGCGCTCCACCAAGCGGGAACGTCCTTCCTGATTCATAACACCGCGCAAAGATAACATGAATTGGCGTTTCGATTGCTTTTCCGACAAAAGCGTCCGCCTGTATCGACGACATGCACAGCTTTTCCGCAAGCGTTAAATGCGAAAAATGCTTCAAAGCCGGTAGATAATCCTACAGGCAGGCGGATGCCAGAGCAACCAGCCTATCCGCCATGTGCGGAAAAGGTATTCGGCAACGTAAAAGCACGTTGCTTGTTTTCAAAAAAGGTTACCGGTGGCGGAATAGAAGATGAAAAATTGTTTTCTGCATTAAAAAACGGATATATGACAGAGGAAAAATTTGTTTTGGAATGTATGGAGCGAGACATTTCGGTATCTCGGCCTATTTTTAACACTGAGCCGTACGATTTTATTGTTGAAGCCAATCAAGAACTTCTGAGAGTGCAAGTGAAAAAAGCTTGGAAGGACGCAAAGGGCAGAGAAATGGTTTGCCTGAAAAGTTCATACCCAAGAAGTACAAAAGAACATGTTGCCTCCCAGAACGTAAGAGTTGACTTTATTGCGGCAATCTCTACTACTGGCGAATGGTATATAATACCGCGCAGAGTATTGCAACACATAAAATCAAATATAGCAATAAGCCATAAAGGGGAATATAGCAAATATATTAACAATTTTGACTTTCAAGACGTGCAAATCCTTGCCCGATAACCTTTATCTTGATTATTTCAACTTTTTGATTCCTCCTAATCGGGCCGCTCCAAACGGGGCGGCTTGATTCATTTTGAAGAATAAGGCGATAGTTTGAAAAATTTGAAATTGCTGCAGGCAGTGGTGCATTATGGGAAAGTATAAAAATTATCGTTATCATCCTATATGGGACGAACGCATATTTGACCAGATCGCGGCCGACGCCGATCCGGTACTTATAGAGAGGCACAATATGGACGTTTGCAGAAAGCGCAGAGAAACATTCCGCGAAATGACTGATTTGCGGAATAAGCCCCGCAGAACGATACCGGAAGAAATCAGGCTGAAAGAGCTTGAAGACAAATGGAAAAAGCTGAAACTGTGCGGAGGTACAAAATGATTGATAGCATGGGGCTTCTTATTGTTGGAATATTTTTGGGGATCTGGATTGTGTATCTTGCTTCAAAGCATTACACCAAAAAGCATAACCCAAAATATAAATACCATTATGACATCATGATGAAATTTGGGTGGATGATTCATGGAGATTCAAACAATATGGTAGACAAAGGTGGAGTGCAAATTCAGCTTTCAAAAGATTGCTATTTGTATTTTCCGAGCGAGGCTATTTCATGGTGCTTAAAAACGGAATGTTGAGAAGGTGGCGACTTGGATAGAGCACTTAGGCCTTGCAAACATTCCGGTTGCCCAAATCTTACGCGCGATCCGTCCGGCTATTGCGAAGATCACATAGAGGAATACCGGCAGCGCGACCATTACCGCGGCAATTCAAGACAGCGCGGATATGATAATCAATGGGAACGGTTTAGGCTGTCATACCTTCGCAGACATCCGCTGTGCGCCGATTGTGAGAAGCAAGGCAAATACATACCAGCTACGGAGATACACCACATACGGAAGCTCAGAGACTATCCGGCATTGAAGTATGAGAAAAGCAATTTGATGGGACTTTGCCATGAGTGCCATTCAAGACGTACGATAAAGGGAGAGTAATGATGCACCTATTTCATAAATGGAAAACAATTGCTGAATCAGATAAATGGAGAGCCGGCCAATGCCAGAAGTGCGGCAAAATAAAATGGGTTGACAAGTGGGGCGGATATGGTGGATACCAACCGAGGCCATTACTTCCGGGAGAAAAATACCCAGAGCCACCGGCAGGCGGGAGCCATATATATAATTACTATAGCAAGCAAAATCATGAGACAGGAGAGTAGACATGAAGATCAATAAAGCAAATCTGTTTGCAATGGCGTTATGCGCTGCCTGCCTTGCTGCTATAGTCTACGCGAAGATAACGACCACAATCCCATTGATTGCCATAGCGGTGCCAACGATAGGCATGATAGGCTTGCTTTCAATCTTTACATCCGAATTCATTGTAGAGATAAAGAATTGCAAGTGCGGAGCGCATGGCACGCCGACAAAGCCGACTATTGCATCAATGCCGAAAGTGCCAGTGCCGCCAAAGTTTAAGTTGTAAGATGAGAAGAGCAGAGGGGGAAGATAATGAGAATTCTAACTAAAGAGCAATTCATTAAGGAACCGTTTGGCGCGGTATATTGTACATGCGTTAACAGCTGTTTTACTGGGGAACTTGAAATAAAAGATTCGAAGAGATCTGACGATGGGGAATCATGGTATGCGCTTGGCGTTGCGCCTTGGCTAACGAGCGAAATGGATTCATTCGGAGAACATCCCAATGGAGAAGAGATTGAAACGGAAAGCTTTTGTACGGATGATGCAGTATACAATTACGATAACAAAACAATGTATGCTGTGTTCAGCAAAGAAGAACTCAGAGGGATGATTGAACGGCTATGGAGAGCATTTAGCGGCGAGCATGACGGTTGGCCTACTACAGTATAGGAGCGAGGATATGGAAACAAATGAAATTATATCCATGTGCGGGAAAATATTTTGGGATATTTCTTTTGGGAGATTACACGAAATAGTATTTACAGAATATCATGGGAATCCTCTTGGAATAGATCAGTTAACTTTTAACTGTGCGGAGCATCATGCTGCAATTGATTGTGGTCGCACTTGCGATATCACGACGAACATTAAAAGGCCAGGGGGATGCGTGATGGTTTGCAGCCCTACAGCAATTGGAAAAACAATATTTGAATCGAAAGAAAAGGCATACGAAGCTTTAACAAATCAAATACAGAAGAAAAGCAATGGCAAGCGTAACGGTTAACCTACTTCATACTGACTTGACGCATAAGATGGTTAACCTTTTAATCAGCATGGCAGAAGACAAGGAATTGCCTGAGAGATACAGGCAGCAGATCATAGCAATGGTTCGATGCAACGATCACGAAGAGACAAGCGGAAACGTTGCAATGGAGATTGAGCAATAGAGAAGGATGATAACGATGGGAGAGATTTATAGATGCCCTTACTGTGGGCATGAGCATGAGTTAACAGAAGCAGATGATAAAGAAGTCAGTGAGTATGGGAAGACTGTAGTTGATTGCGAGGAATGCAAAACGTTCTATTGCATTAGAGATGATGGCGAAGGAAGATTTGCAAGCGGTGACAAGCCATGAAACGCAAGAAAAATATTTTGGAAGAGAGTAAGCGATTTCAAAAGCCAAAGGGTAGGGGGAGCAAAATCTCTACAGAAATTGGCTTTGGAAC